ACCGCGAATGGGAGGCTGGCCGTGAACAGTGACCAGATTGTCGATGCTATGAAGCGGCGGCTGCCGGTGCAATACGATGGCCGGCAGTTCGACCGCATCCTTGAATACGTTCTGTGGTTTGACAACGACAGAAAACGCCGGACATCTGTCGTGTTACTGCAGGGCAACAGTAGTTTTCGTGTACCGGCGGAGAAAGTAGAGCTTTTGGAGGGCAATGGATGACTAACGAGTCTATTTACTATGTGATCGGCCTGATTCTTGGAGGTCTCTTGGGTTATAGCTGGAGGTGGCTGTTTCATGGCTGAGTATATCGAGAGAGAAGCGTTGATAGAAGCGGTTCGACAGTATCAATACCCTTATGGGGTTGAGTTTCTTATCTGCAATCAGCCTGCCGCAGACGTGGCCCCTGTGGTGCATGGGCGGTGGGTTCCGTACCACGAAGCAGATATTGGCTGGGACGAATACGGAGTAAGGTGTTCGGTCTGTAACTTTGAAGTAGAGAGCTTAAACATTGGTCTTGTTTGTCAACATTACTGCCCCAACTGCGGAGCAAGAATGGACGGTGAATGATATGCCTAGAACAATTGAATACATCGACAAAAGTTTTGCCGTTTATGTGGTGAAACATTATGGCTCCATGCTGACATGGAGCAAGGAGGATGTAATCAAAGAGATTTTGATTGCCCTTGAAAATGCTCCTGTCAAAAGAATGGACGGTGAATGATATGTGGAAGAGACTTGAACCTGTGATCATTGGCAAGGCGTATCCCGTGGCTTGTGGCAACGGTTGGCGGTGCTTCGATGGTGAGACGTGGCATGACTGCGATAGGCATGGCAACATCGTCAAAAGGGGACGGTGAATGATATGCGGCTTGGTGATTTGGATGCGATTTCCAATAAACTCGAAGAAATCGCAAGCGAACCTGATTATCAGCACGAGGGTGAAGACTGGCTGACTGGCATAATAATTGCGCAACAAGAAGTGGACTTTGCGCCGACCATTGATGCTGTTCCTGTGGTGCGGTGTAAGGATTGCAAGCATTGGGCAACAGAAGCCATTGACGAAGATGGATGGTGCGAAAATCCTGACGGACTGGATAACATTGCAAAACAGACGGATTTCTGCTCCTACGGCGAGAGGAAGGGTGATGGCTGATGGATGGCGTTGTGACCATGCTTAGTACCATGAACACGATTTTGGTCATCTTTCTAGTGTTTAAGGATATGAGCGGCAAAGAAGAGTTACGCAAAATTCGTCAACAGCTTGAACGGATGAATGAAATCTTTTTAAAGGTAGGACGATGAGGGATGATGGATTTTAAGTTTCTGTTTAAATTGGCCCTGTGTTTCATTCAGATTTTTTGCGTGTACCACGTTGTGTATCGCAACAAATTCTGGCTAGTGCCAATTCAGATGGTCATTGCCTTGATAGCGATGTCTATGTAAAGGAGGCTGACGGCAATGGCTGAATTGAAACCGTGTTATATGTGTACCAACGCAAGAGTTGACCCTGATTTGACGGATGACACCGACCTCTCTTATCAAGGAGTCGGTGACTGTGCATCTAATTTCAGACTGATGATGCGCTCTGGAGCAAGAAAGCCGGTTATGTTGGTGGTGGAGGCATGGCTTGGAGAAAGATGGGGTATTATTGGAAGCTATGAGCCTAAGTTCTGCCCGGAGTGCGGACGAGAACTGACGGAGTACAGAAGGGCAGGTGACGGCAAGTGAACCGATACCAGAAGCAACGTCATAGAGAAATTAAAGCTATGATGCGCTTTAGTGGTTACAAGGGTTGCAGTTACAGACGAGTAAGACGAGCGTGGAACTTTCACTTAAAGTTCAGAGTATACGCTCCGTGTGAAGATTGCGACAACCCAAGCTGTACACGTATGAGCAACCCTATTCTATTTTGTGAAGATCAGAGGTGACGGCAAGTGACGAGGGAAGAACTTCGAAGGGCAAAAGAATTGGATGAAGAAATCAGAAAACTAAATACAACGCTTCGAATTTTAAATGATACCATTTCTTTTGAGAAAAACGGTGGTCGAGAAAAGGCAAAACGAAGTATGGATAAATTCCATAGCTTTTTAAGATTTAACAATTTTATAAACGGAATTGATGAGCCGGAAGAGGCACACATTATTCTGTTTCATGGGACCAGTATTCATGGCAATGAATTGCCTGTTGATCTGGAGATGATAGAAGAGATTTATCTATTAATTCAAAAGCGTTTAGAGAAAAAAGAATTTGAGTTTGCTACGCTCGGAGGTGACGGCAAGTGACGAGGGAAGAAGCTATCAAAATTCTCGAAGAATATCCGTGTTCTACGGGAGAAGTTGACGGAGATACCTGCGCTGTTGTGTTTGATGCCGGACTGGACGATGTAGAAGTTGCTCTGGGCATGGCAATCGCCGCTCTGAGGGAGCAGCCGCAGTGGATCAGCGTGGAGGATGCTCTGCCTGTTATTAACGATAACGAACCATTGGAGGAATTTGCAACGGACAGAGGATATACGTTTATTGTTTCTGACGGCAAATATGTTTGGACGGAGTTGTTTTTGCTGAAAGCAAACAAGTTCGATGACGAGTCTGTAACGCATTGGATGCCGCTGCCTAGTGCGCAGAAGGAGGCCACATGAAACCTGATCTTTGTGAATTCTGCGAGTTCTGCGCCTATTGGGATGAGCTGCCAACAGAGCAGCCGTGTTGTGGCTGTGTTGATGGGTGCAACAAGGAGGACGCGTGATCCCGTTTAAAGACAGGATGAAGCAGCGACTGAAAGAGCGCGGTGTCACCCTTACACAGTTTTGTGTAGAAACGGAAATCAACCCACAACGATTCTTTTATACCCACAAGCATAAACACCATAGAGCTTATTATATGGCCTGCGCTTATTACCTGGGAACAACGGTCGAAGAGCTTGTCGAGGGAACTGATGCGGAGATCGACTGGTATGGAGACGCAGGGATATGAAAAAGGAGAAGAACAATGGCTTATTTTTGTGCGCCGATATTTTCAAGGCTTGATCCTGATGCGGCGATACGATTATACGATGAGGGCAAGACAGATAAACAGATAGCCGCTGTTTTCTGTGTGGACGAGAGAACTGTTGCCCACTGGAGACAGAAATTAAAACTGCCTCCTAATCGTCCTAGAGTGAAAGAGGACTATCTGGCAGATGTGAAGCAGTGCAAGAAGTGCATCTACTGGCGCGGCCAAACCAGAAGCGAGAATGGGTTGTGCTTCTGCAACCACCTGCTAGACACCGGCAAGAGGCGAGTACAGGTAGACGGTGTATGCCTGTCACAGAAGAAACGGAGGGGGAAGCATGAGTAAGCAGTCTGGATTCCTCATGAGGCAAGCTGCAGACAAAGAAGACTTGTCTATCAAGATCCAGCTTACTACCAGGCAGTTTATGATCGACACACTCCAGATCACGCTGCGTGAGGAGCTGGGATGGGGATACGACAGAATCATGCGCCTGACGAACAATTGGGATGAGCGCAGAAGAGAATATGCTCCGGCCATTGATCCGCGAGATCCTCTGTGTGATGTGAAACAAGAGCACATGCAGAGAGCCTTTGTACAGATCTGCAAGGGCAAGGCTACAGCGATTCCGCACGCAGAGCGCTATCCCTATCTCAAAGAAGTGCGATACGGAAGGAGGGGCAAATGAGCAATAGAATAACTCCTTTGCCGAGAAACGCGTATTTTGGAGCTGCAGCAGACAAGGTGGCAGGAAAGGCTCCTTGTAAGGACTGTCCTGACAGATATCCTGCCTGCGCCGGCTCCTGTGAAAAGTACAAGGCGTGGAAGGCGAAGCGGACTGAGGTGCTAGACGATTGCTACAAGAGAGAGAAAGAGATTGCTGTGGCAAACGCAGTGCATCATGACGGAATGGTAAAGGCGCTTCGCAGGCGCGGAGACACGATCACAACAAGTCGGAGGTAAATGACGATGAAAATCACGATGATCGAATACCCTACAGAGCAGGACTGGCTGGCCGTGAAGCAGAGAGCCCTGGTAACGGCAGGCCTGAAGGTGAAGAATCCGCCTGATCTGGCGTGGAAGAGATCGATCCTGGAAGCGAGACACAGCCCGATCCGGAGACTTCGCTTCTCGTTCTTGATCGAGGATTTACCCTCATGGGTGAGTGTGCATCTGTGCCGGCATATCCATGCGCAGCCTTTTGTGAAGTCACAGCGAAACGACCGGCAGGACGACTACGACCGGAACAAAGCGCCGCAGGATTCACCGGTCAATATGATTTGGGACATGAACGGTGAAGAGCTTATGGCGATCGCCAACAAGAGACTGTGTGCCCAGGCAAGCGTTGAGACCAGAGGCGTTGTGCGTGAGATGTGCGACCTGGTTGAAGAAGCGTGTCCTGAGTTTGAGGGCTTCCTGGTTCCTATGTGCAAGTATCACGGCGACACATGCCATGAGATGTATCCCTGTGGGAGGTGCGAGAAGAAATGACATGCAATCAGATCTGCCAGTATAACGAGTATGGCGCGTCTCCTAAGTGCCTAAAGACTGAGGAACAGACGTGTCCTATGTTTAACGCGTATCACTACGAAGCACAAGAGGCAAAGGCGGATGCCGGAAAGCTGCAGATCCACATGGTTCCTATGCAGATCGTGCGAGACTGCGCAGAGGTGCGCATGTACGGAACAGAGAAGTACGGAGACGAGAACAACTGGAAGAAGGTTGAGCTGATCCGGTATATAGACGCGATGCTGCGGCACACGCTGGCGTTCGTAGAGGACATTCACAGCGTGGACGCTGAAAGCGGTATTCCGCATTACAAGCATGCAGAATGCAATTGGTCGTTTATTAGTCAGCTTATGTATGAAGGCAAGTGCCCACCTAAGATGGAGCGTGATGCAGATGGAAGAGTTTGCGGTGAGACTCCAGCAGCTGCGAGAGAGTAAGAAACCGGTACGCAGCCGCAAGGTGACAAGCGAGCTGTGTGGACTGCCTCCGGATGCTATACGAAGATATGAGCGCGGAGAAGCAGAGCCTACACTCTCTTCGCTGCTGCTGATCGCGGATTACTTTGATGTGACACTTGATGAATTAACGGGGAGGGAATAGGGTGTTCCGGAAGAAGTACAAAGTGCAATACATTCCGTTCCCAACGCTATATCCTATGGGGCCGCTTACCTTCGCCATTGCTTGCAGCCATTGCAAGAACCTGGGAACAGAGAGGTGTGGCCCATGCAAGGAGGAGCGCGCGAGCGGATTTGAATTAAAAACGAAAGAGGAGAAGGAGGGCTAAACGCCTTCCTTTTCTTTTTGCAAAAATATTTTCAATCCTCCCCTTTTAAGGGGAATTTTTTTCGGAATATACACTAGCATGGTATGCAGCAAAGTATCGAAAGGAAGCGAAGCATGGACGAGATTAAGAAGCTGCGCTATGAGCTGGGTAGATACCAGAAGAAGGTGAATGATCAGAGCGAGGCGATCAAGAAGCTCCAGGAGACCATTGCCGGTTATGCGGAGCGAGAGGATGTCAACTACGCCATGATCACTGCTGTGGTTGAGCAGACCGGCGCTGTCACAATTGGACGTGATCGGATCAGCGAGATCCTGAACGACAGCATTCACACGATTGTCGACTATGACGCAGACAAGAGAACCTACACGCTTCGACTGATGGGAGGCGAGACGGATGGCGGAAGCCCCTCAGAACAGAACTGAAACAGGACGATTTAAGAAGGGCGTGAGCGGCAATCCTGGTGGACGGCCTAAGAAGCCTGTAGAGCTGGAGACATACGCCAAGGAAGCGCCTGCAAAGCTGAGAGCCATTGCTGATGATCCTGCGACTCCGGTGAAGATCAAAGCAGACATCGAGAAGTTCTTCTTCGAGGCTGTGTATGGCAAGGCTGCTCAGGCTGTGGATCTGGAAGGCAAGCTGGAGAACACCGGCACAACGGTTGTTGAGTTTAAAGGGGAGATCGCTGAATGGGCGGAGTAATGGAGCCCTTGATCTTCAAGCATCTCCGTGAAGAGACACCAAACCCGAAGCAGGTGGAGTTCTTCAAGGCGAAGGCAAAGCACATAGGATATGGCGGCGCTCGTGGTGGTGGCAAGAGCTGGAGTGGCAGACGCAAGGGCGTGATGCTCTGCATGAACTATGACGGACTGAAGGTGCTGCTGCTGCGCAGAACCATGCCGGAGCTGCGTAACAACCACATCCTGCCGCTGATGAGTGAGCTCTACGGCTATGCCAAGTACAACAGCGATCAGAGAGCGTTCCTGTTTCCCAATGGCAGCCGATTCATTATGGGCTACTGCGATAACGAAGGCGATCTCCTCCAGTATCAAGGACAGGAGTTTGACTGCATCATCTTCGAGGAGGCCACACAGTTTCCGGAAGAGTGGATCATCTTCATCTGCACATCGCTGCGTACTACACGAACAGACTTCAAGCCGCGTGTGTATTACACGATGAATCCTGGTGGCGTGGGCCATGAGTACATCAAGCGTATCTTCATCGATCGGAATTACCGCGAAGGCGAAGACCCTGACGACTATGTATTCATCCAGGCTACCGTACACGACAACAAGGTGCTGATGGATGCAAACCCTGACTATATCAAGATGCTGGAGGCACTGCCTGAGCACAAGCGCAGGGCGCATCTGTACGGCGAGTGGGACGTGTATGAAGGACAGGTATTCGAGGAGTTCCGCAATGTGAAGGAACACTACGATGATCGGGAATGGACGCATGTGATTGATCCGTTTGATATCCCGAAGACCTGGACGATCTGGCGCAGCTTCGACTTTGGTTATAGCAAACCATTCTCCTGTGCGTGGTGGGCTGTTGACTATGACGGCCGCGTATATCGCATTCTGGAGCTCTATGGCTGCGTTCCTGATGAGCCAGACACCGGTATCAAGTGGAGCCCTGAAGAGATCTTCAAGGAGATCCATCGCATTGAGACGGAGCACCGGTGGCTGAAGGACAAGCATATTCAAGGTGTGGCTGATCCGGCTATTTGGGATGCATCGCATGGCATATCCATAGCGGAGACAGCAGAGAAATGTGGTGTGTATTTCGAGCCTGGCGATCACAAGCGACTGCCTGGCTGGATGCAGGTACACTACCGGCTGCAGTTTGATGAGAACGGCATCCCAATGATGTACATATTCAGCAACTGCAAGGCGTTTATACGCACGATTCCCCTCCTGGTATATGACGAGCATAAGCCGGAGGATATCAATACAAAGCAAGAAGATCACGTAGCTGACGAGGTGCGCTATCTATGTATGGCTAACCCCATGAAACCGGTGGAGATCAAGGAACGCAAACCGAAGGTATATGACCCGTTGGAGAGCGATGATGATTCTATGCCGGATCGCTACGCGTTCTATCGAAAGTATTAAGGAGGCGAGATACATTGCCTAATATTGACCCCAACATGCCCAACAGCAAGGGCAAAACCATTAAGGACTATCTCCCGTTGGCTGCGCAGGCCCTGGGCCTCAGTAAGAGACCACAGGATGAGCCTGCTGCTTCTCCGATTATGCCGGAGCCTATGGGTGAAGTAATCGACAAGAAGGCCATCGAGAAGGCGATCCAGACCTTGAAGGAATACAAGGATGGCAAGCGCAATCTGGAGACCCGTATTGTCGAGGAAGAGCGCTGGTGGAAGCTGCGGCATTGGGACATTATCCGTGGCAAGAAGAGCGCAGAGCTGCAGGGTGAGGAAGCAAGGCCTGAGCCTACTTCTGCATGGATGTTCAACTCTATCGCAAACAAGCACGCGGACATCATGGATAACTATCCTGAGCCCAATGTGCTGCCTCGTGAGCAGATGGATGAACAGGACGCAGATACCCTGAGCTCGATCCTTCCTGTTGTGTTTGAGCGCAACGACTACGAGCACACCTATTCCCAGGCTGCCTGGTACAAGCTCAAGCATGGCGTGGCTGCCAAGGGCGTGTTCTGGAATCAGGATCTGGAAGAGGGCCTGGGTGATGTGGACATTCATTTCATGGATATCCTCAACATCTTTTGGGAGCCTGGCATCACGGATCTGCAGACCAGCCGCAATCTGTTTGTAGTGAGTCTGAAGGACAATGACCTGCTGGAGATGGAGTATCCGCAGCTGCAGGGTAAGCTCAACGGCCAGGTGATTGACGTGAAGCAGTACGTCCATGACGACAATGTGGATGTGACTGACAAGAGTCTGATCGTGGACTGGTATTACAAGAAGCGCAGCCCTGAAGGGAAGACGATCCTGCACCTGTGCAAGTTCGTGGGCAGCGAGATCCTGTTTGCCTCTGAGAACGATCCGCAGTATGCCCAGGACGGCTTCTACCAGCATGGCAAATACCCTGTTGAGTTTGACGTTCTGTTCCCTGAAGAGGGCACACCGGTGGGCTTTGGCTATATCGCCATTATGAAGAGCCCTCAGCTCTACATCGACAAGCTGAGCCAGGTGATCCTGGAGAACAGCATGATGAGCGCTAAGGTGCGCTACTTCATCAAGAAGAACGCAGGCATTAACAAGGAGAAGTTCCTGGACTGGTCTGAGCCCCTGGTTGAGTTTGAGGGTGATGTGAACAACATCATGCCGGTTGAAGTGAAGCAGGTAAGCGCACAGGTGCTGAACGTCTTGCAGATGAAGATCGATGAGCTGAAAGAGACCAGCTCCAATCGCGACTTCTCCCAGGGCGGTACTGGCAACGGTGTTACAGCAGCTGCAGCTATCGCAGCACTGCAGGAGGCCGGCAACAAGACCAGCCGAGACATGATCGCAGCCAGCTACAGAAGCTATACCCAGGAGTGTTACCTGGCAATCGAGCTGATCCGCCAGTTCTACGATGAGATGCGTACCTTCCGCATCACCGGCGACAGAGGACAGAACGAGTACATCCAGTTCTCCAATGCTTCTCTGCAGCCTCAGCCTATTCCTCCTGCCTATCCTGGACAGGAGATGGAGCCTGGCTACATGGAAGCAAGCCGCAAGCCGATCTTCGATGTGGTGGTGAAGCCGCAGAAGAGATCTCCGTACAGCAAGATGGCACAGAACGAGCTGGCTAAGGAGCTGTATCAGCTGGGCTTCTTCAATCCTCAGCTGGCTGATCAGAGCCTGGCAGCTATGGAGCTGATGGACTTTGACGGCCAGGAGCAGGTACGCGACAGAGTGGAGCAGGGCCAGACCCTGTTGAACCAGGTTCTGATGATGCAGGAGCAGATGAACAAGATGGGCATGATCATCTATTCTCTGACCGGCCAGGACGTTGTTGGCCTTGCCAATGGCGGCGTGCCCGTCAATATGTCTCCTGCTGTAGATCCGGTAGGCGGTAGAAGCATGGGCAGTGCGCAGAAAAACGCAAAGCAGGAAACCATGACCGACTACGGCAGACGGCTGGCAGAACACGCTAAGCCCAACATGGAGACTCAGGGATGATCAGGGCGCACTATCGTAAAGAGGACAAGGCACACCTGCTGATGCTGGATGGTCACGCGAATTACGCGGATCACGGCGAGGACATTGTGTGTGCCGGTGCTTCCTCTATCGTATACGCACTGCTTGGCTGGCTGGAGAACAACAGCGAGGATCTGGAGTATGTGAACGCAGACGTTCACGAGGGCGATGTAAAGATCGCCTGCGAGGGCGGAGAGAAAACCGCTGTCGCATTTGAAATGGCAGCCATTGGTCTACTACAGCTGGCAGACAGCTATCCAGACCATGTGGAAATACAAACTGTCGGACTAGCCGACTGACCTGGGGGAAAGGCCCTGTATGACCTGGGGGAAAGGCCCTGAAGAAAGGAGCATGAACACATGCACAACTACAAACTGCTCAAAGTGAATCTGAAGCTGTTTGACGGCGCAGCAGCAGGAGGCGCAGCAGCTGCCGCTCCTAGCGGTGGCGAGGGCGCTGTTCAGAGCGCAGAGGGCGCATTACCAAAGGCTAAGAGCTCCGGAACAAGCCGCCGGAGCAGATCGGGCGAATATGACAATGTGGTATTCGGCAAGCAGGACGCTGCAACCGAGACCGCAGAAAGCTACGATGCCGGTAGCACTGGCGAGGGTAACGCCAACAAATCTGGTGTTAGCACCACTTCCGATTCTTTGGAAGCTAAGCGGAAGGCGTTTAAGGAAATGATCGAGGGTGAATACAAGGATGTTTACACCGAGAATTTCAACAACTACTTCAACCGCCGCTTCAAGGAGTCTAAGGGTATGGAGCAGAGCCTGGCTGACCAGAAGCCCATCATGGACATTCTGGCACAGCGGTACAACGTCCCTGATGGTGACGTGAAGAAGCTCCTATCCGCAATCGAGCAGGATAACGTTTATTGGGAAAGCGCAGCCGAGGAGGCTGGCCTGACCGTTGAGCAGTTCAAGGCCATGAAGAAGCTGGAACGCGAGAATGCGGAGCTCCAGCGCATGCGCCAGAGACAGCAGGGCGAGCAGGCAGCACAGCAGAAGATCAACGCCTGGTATGCAGAGAGCGAGAAGGTGAAGGAGATCTATCCTACCTTCGACTTCAAGACTGAAGCGGAAGATCCTAACTTCCGTGGCTTGCTCAAGTCCGGTCTTGGCGTACAGCAGGCATATGAGCTGATGCACATGGATGAGATCAAGGCTAACGCTGCACGAGTGGCCGCACAGACCACAGGAGCGCAGATGGCGGCCAAGATCCAGACCAAGGCAGCCAGACCCAAGGAAAACGGTACATCCTCTCAGAGCGCCGTGATCGTTAAGAGTGACGTACATAGCCTCTCCAAGGCCGATAGAGCCGAGGCTATTCGCCGCGCACAACGAGGGGAGAAAATTTCTTTCTAAGCGGCTTTATACCGTTCATTCTCCCCTCCGACATCACGAAGGGAGATTTACAAAATGACTAAGTTCAATTACAACCTGCAGCTGTTTGCTGAGATGAACACTCAGACCACCGGCACCTCCACTCTCACTCCTGAGATGAAGGTATTCTACAGCGACTATCTGATCGATAACGCTGTTCCCAAGCTGGTTCACGACCAGTTCGGCCAGAAGCATCCCATTCCTAAGAATGGCGGTAAGACCATCGAGTTCCGTAAGTACAGCCCCCTGCCTAAGCTGCTGACTCCTCTGACCGAGGGTGTCACTCCTGACGGCCAGAGCCTGACTGTGACCACCATCGAGGCCACTGTCGCTCAGTACGGCGGCTATGTGACTCTGTCTGACGTTCTGCTGCTGACCGCTATCGACAACAACATGGTTCAGGCCACCAAGCTGCTGGGCAACCAGGCTGGTGCTACCCTGGATACCATCACTCGCGAAGTGCTGAACGGCGGCACCAACGTTGTCTATGCCGGCGGCGTTGATTCCCGTAGCGCACTGTCTGCCAACCTGAAGGTTGACGATATCAAGAAGGCCGTTCGTGCCCTGAAGACTCAGAACGCTGAGAAGATCGGTGACTCCTATGTCGCTATCATCCATCCTGACGTGACCTATGACCTGACCAACGATCCTGCATGGCAGGCCGTTAAGGACTATGATCCCAAGGACTGGTACGAGGGCGAGATCGGCAAGATCGCCGGTGTCCGCTTCGTTGAGACCACCGAGGCTAAGATCTTCGAGGGTGGCGTGTACTCCACTCTGATCCTGGGCGAGAATGCCTATGGCGTCACCGAGATCGAGGGCGGCGGCCTGCAGCACATCGTCAAGCAGCTGGGCTCTGCCGGTACTGCTGACGCTCTGGATCAGCGTGCAACTGTTGGCTGGAAGGCCATCAAGGTTGCTGAGCGCCTGGTCGAGCAGTTCATGGTTCGTGTGGAATCCAAGTCCACCTTCTCTGACGAGGCAGCTGCCAACTAATTAAGCCCCAAGCTAAGGCGAGGGTGGGGGGATCACCTCCTACCCCCTGCCCTCGCTGGGCATTTAACTAAAAGGAGGAAATGAAATCATGGCAAGTAAGAAAGAAGAGCTGGGCATTGACCTGGCATCCGTACAGGCTGAGATTGCCAAGATGCTGGCTGACGCTAAGGCAGAGGCTGCCAAGATTGTGGAGGAGGCTAAGAAGGCCGCGAATCCCGATGCTGACAGCATGACTGCTGAAGAAAAAGCAGCACACAAGGCATACATGAACGAGCTGGTTGAGATCAAACTGTTTAAGGACACTGGCAAGTACAAGGACGATGTCTTTGTATCCTGCAACGGGGAGACTGTGGCGATTAAGCG